GTTTATTATTTTTATTACTTGTTCATCTGACATAGTTACTTTATTGACTTCAGCTGTTTTAAATAAGCCATCAATCGAAACACCGTTAACTTCACCCGACTTGATTTTTGTCCATACATCATCCGATTCAACCTTTCCCGTAAGAAACCAAGTTCCTTCTGGCAGTCCTTCGAACCCTTTAGCTGTTGCAAATCTTTCATTATTTAATAATACTGATTCAAAAAAAGTTACCCCATCTATTAATTTACTTGAATGCTCAATATCTACAGCACTTGATAAATTATCTTTAACCCATTTTTGTTCTACTAGTTCAATCGTTTCTTTATCGAACATCAAGTTAAATTCCTCACCAGCTATATTCCGATATATTAATTGATTTGGTATAAGTACTGGAGTAAATATAATTCTTTTGTCTTCGTTTTGAATTGCTAACTTAATTTCAGATTGTTTATTAAACTTAATCCAATTTATTTGAATTGCTGGATCACTTACTAAACTAACTGTCTTTAATCCCATCTCTGAATCTTCGACATCTATTATTGCTTTCTTAATTGGTAATTCCATAATGTAATAACGTTTAAATTTATCCGTATGTTGATTCCGATACTAATTTGTTTACTCTATTTGTTGTACTTCGGTTTTCAGTTTCTACAACATATGCTTTAACAGGAGCAAAGTTATTATTTTGATTTCCACTAAATGTAGTTGACTGCCCTTGACCTGGTCCATATATTGCGGGAGCTTGTGAAGTAGTTGATGGAATACTTGCAGCCGATTCAGGACTTGTAGCTGGAGCAGCAGCTCCACCCTCAAATTGTGCCGCACCTATCTTTGCTAAGTTAGCTGCAGTTGAAATTGCTGAAGCTGCTAATAAGATACCAGTTGAAATACCAAAGTCAGCTTTAGGAGTTGTTGCTATAATATTAGATATTGCCATATAGCCATCCATTCCAACCTTTGCTAAGTTAAATGCTTTTTGAATATTAAATTGTTTACGAGCTAAGGCTTCTTCTTTTGCTGCATCACCTTTAACCTTTGCTGATTTAATAGTAAAATATATATCTGATAACCCTTGAGCAGCAATTAAACTATTTTTAACATTCTCAAAACCTTGTGCAATTTCTGCTTGTTTTATTTTTTTAGTTTCGGCTGCAATCTTTTTTTCTAATGCTATTTTATCCTTTGCATATTTATTATCTAATGCTGTAGTACTTTCTTTTATTAAATTAGCACTTGCAACATTTATTCGATAAACTTCATCAACATGTTCTTGTTCTTTTTGTAGCTTAAGTAAATCATTATTTTCTATTCCTTCTAATTCTAATTGATAAGCACTTTCTAAAGTAGATAATAATTTAGATGCTTTGGATTGTTGACTAGCTAAAAATTTAGCTTCATCAATTTTATCTTGTGCTTCTTTTTTTTCTTTTGCTGCTTTTTCTTCAGCATCTTGTTTAACTTTATAATCTTTTTGTATTTGTGCATAATTTTCTTGTAAGGTTATTTCAGCTTGAACTAATGCTTTATTTTTTATTGCTTGACTTGCTGTGCTTGAATTTATATCTTCTATTAATTTATCATTTTCAAATTGTGCTTTTACAATAGCTTGTGCTACTTCAGTTTTAAAAGTTTTTATATATGATTCTTCTTTTGCTTTTTCTATATCCGCTAATAACTTTTTTTCATCTTCTAGTCTTTTTTGTGCTGCTGCTTTAGCATCTTCAATTCCTTTTAATCTTAATTTTTCAGCTTTATCAAATTCTTCTTTTGTTAGCGTTCCAGCTATTTTGTTATTTGTTTTTAATTGGTCAAATAATGAATTATATTTTTCGTATTCTGTTTGCCCTAATTTTTTAGTATCATCAGCAAATTGTTGTGTTTCTTTTGAATGTATCTTACCATATTCAACAACTTTATTAGCGTATTCATTCATATCCGCCTGTGCATTCAAACCAATACTACTTATGTACGCATAAGTTTTTTCATACCAAGGAACTGCATCTGCACCAGCTGCTTCACCTGTTAATACCTTTGCTTGTGCTTCTGCTGACTTTGCAAACAAAACATTTGCAGTTGACTTAGCTTGCATTGCTTCAATATACAAATCCTTATTTGCAACAAAATTACTTTCTGCTATAGCTAAATCATTTGTATATCCTAAACTATCTCCTAATGTTTCGTTATATATTTTTAATGTTTCATCTTTTGATAATGTGCCTTTATTAAATGAATCAAATGCCCCTTCTACATTTTGAACCCCTTCTAAGACTTTTGCTAATTCACTCGATACTGCTTTAGTTGCTTCTGCTAATGCTTTTTCCGCTAAACTTGTTTTGTCAAATATAGCAGCAATCTTATCAAAATTATCGTATAATAACTTTATACCTTCAATTAATAAAAATATTGGAATAGCACCCATTGCAGCACCTACTCCTTTAAACCCTAATTTAATTTTATCAAAATCAAAAGTTCCCAAACCTTCACCTAATAATCTAAATGAAGATGTTAGTTTTTCAATTCCACTACCCTTTAATGTTTTAGTCGAATCGTTTAAGTCCTCAACTTTATCTTTTAATCCTGCTAATTTTTGACCAGCTTTTGTTGCTTCAATAGACCCTTCGCTAAACTTAGAAGTCATTGCTATCTGCTCATCCTTGGCTGCTTTAATCGCTGTTTTTAAATCTTTAAAAGAACTGATTGTTTTTTCAGCTCCCTTTACCTCGACTTCTATTCCTATTTTTTCAGTTGCCATAATTATATTATAAAGATGTTAGTTGCATTTGATTTAATTGTTATTGTTGAATATTGCCCTGTTATTATTGTTTGTGGTAAAGCCGCTCCATTAAGTGTTTCCGATGCGACCCCGTATAGTTTTACTGAGTTAGCACTTGAATCAGTTCTAAAAAATGTAAACTCATAATCAATAAATAAAGCACCATCAATAGTTATTTTAATATTCCCATCTGTAGCATTTACATAAAAGAAATTACAACTTCCATTAATAGTATAGTCAGCTGTTATCGTTATTGATTTACTTACTATTTGACTAGCGTTTACTTTTGCTAAATAACTTCCACTTGAATTATCTATTGTAATGGCATCCGATAAGTTAATCCCTCCACTTGTTATTGTGCTTGTACTTGATAAATTAACCCCTGTAAAATTACTTACTGATGATTCTATAACTACATTATTTGAGTTCGTTAAAGTAACGCTATTGGCCCCTGAAGCTACAAAGTTATTATCACCCCCTACTATATTACTATTATAACCGAAATTTATATTACTACCATTTGCTGAACTTAAATTTTGCATTTGTGATAAAACCATACCATCACCGCCCGCATCACCTCCATTAAAACCAATATTGTTATCAGCAACAAAAACCGCATAATCAGTTAACTTTAATAGTTCGACCATTGTTGATTGTGGCTTCATAAAATTGTAATCCTTAATGGCATTTACTATGTAATAACCATCGTCAAAAATTACACTTCTAAAATCAAAGTTCTTAATATCGTATGCTGTTAAATTATAATATCGCCTTTCAATCTTTGAACTCTTATCAGTTAATTGATTTATCATTCGAGAATAAAACCTATTATACAAATTGTTATTAGTATAAGTTGCTTGTGGATAAGTATAATAAACTTCGTGTGGTGTGTCCCAATTTAATGTTAAAGTAGGGTTATAAGGATTATCACAATCCCCAGCAAATGGATAGGTAGTATAAGTTGTTGATGTATTCCCGTTTGTGTACCACAATTTCCAACTGCCATAATTCATAGCAATTAAACCGCCATAATAAAGAGATCGTATATTTGATTGTATTGGACTAATGACACCAGCTTCTACTTTATAAATAGTTGGTATTACTAAGCCATTTATATAATTACCTTTCAAAGGAGTGCCCGAATAAATTACACTTACATCTTTTGTTTGAGTAATAAAATCATTATCGACATACTGAATATGTTTACCGAAACTTTCTTTATAATCCTTTTGATACTTATCATTTAAATAATCAGCATCTTCTTTATACTCTAATTCATATTTCAAAAAATCAAGTTCACCAATAGGTAATACTTCACGCTTCATTGAGTAATCTCTTTTATCAGACCAGTCTATTGAGCCACTATAAAAATTCTCCCTGTCTTCAATAAAGTAATTTAATTCGTTATCCTTATCCTGTACCATATAAAGATTATGCAATTTAAACTCCGACATTAACCAGTCTATTTGTTTAATATTAATCGGTAATACTTTGTTTAAATCTACAGCATCATCTTCATCAATATTTGTATTTACATAATTACCAGAGAAGTATGTTTTTGCACTTTTAACCTTTGCTGTTACTTGAGCTGCAGAAGCTCCTACATAATTATAACTATTATCATAAAAAGAAAAAATGAAATTCCAACCAATATCAACTTTAACATCTTTACCGCCATATAAAGCAAATGCTGGCAGTGATATTTTACGTTCTATATTTCCGATACTTAAAGGATAAAAAGCATTAGGATCAAAAGCAACCCAAGGGTTAAATTCAAATTCTTCATAAGCAATAACAACGTTATTAACTTTTATAGTATAAAATATTTTTCTATTATTACCAATAAAAGCTACATAAGTTGGAGAACCTGAACCAGTATATGTTAAATCTAAATCTAAATTTATAACAGCTTCTATATTATAATTAACATATTTATAAGCGGGATAAGTAGTTGTAAATTTACCATTAGCAGAATTGTATTTACCCGCAGCGTTATTATAAGGCGAAGATGTAGCGTTAAATAAAATAGTGTTTGTTGTTGGTGTGAATTGTGCCCATGAACCACCTAATGAAACAAATGCTGCATTATAAGGACCAACATTAAAATTGCTTGTTCTACCTACATAAAATTGATTGTCTATTAATTGCTGCGGTGTTTTTTCAAACTTATCCCCACTTGTTGGAATGATTTGACTTTTATAAAATGTTGAATTAAAAAATGTTGATGTATAAGAATAACCAGCATCCGCAAATATTTTATCTAATATAGTCTTTTTATATATCGCAGGTCTAAAGTATTTAATCTCAAAATCCCTTTCAGCAACTGGTAGAGTATTACCCGAACTTGGCATTACTTGATTTCCATAATGTATTAAAGGATAAACATAACCATTACCTAAAGCAAATGCAACAGGAGAACCAGCTACTTGTATTGATGTGGCCCAGCTATTAGTTACGTTAGTAAAAGTTAGATTGTGATTATAAGTGCTAAAGTTTAAACAGTTAGTAAATGAGGTATCTTCGGGGTTCGATAATAACTTGTCTGCTATTTTTGTAAATACGTTTCCAATAGTTCCCTTACAGCTACATTCATAAACAACCTCACCAGTTGAATCATCAACGTTAATTTTTATTAATTGTAAATCTCCTTTAAATTGTAAAACGCTATTAACATAATAATATATATCGCATTTCTTATTAGGATTGAAATAATTTAAACTTATGTTTGACTTCCATATTAACTCAAAGAATTTATTAATATCCTTAGTTCCTGGGAATGTTATTGTCTTTGAAAAACTTGCATTCTTTTTATCAGGGTTTCTAATGTCCGATATTAAAAAGTTAAAGCTAATTGGAATCTCATCAATATAACTTACATCGTATTCAATCGGAGTTGCATCTTGTGTATATAATAAAATCTTTATATCGTTCATCATCCTTTTTGGCGTTGGTTGTTGTGAGTAAATAATAAATCAAAAGTTAAGTTTTTAAGCTTATCGTTATTTTTAGATACATAACTTCCATTAGTTACCTTTACTGATGCGTAACCTTGAGCAGTTCCCAAATCTAATTTAATATCGGGCGAAGAAAACAAATCTTTATACTTTAATAATTCTGCCTTAGTTACCCAATCGCTATTTAACTTTAATCCATTTTGAACGTTTACAATAGTTGGTTGCTCTACAGCTACCGAATAATCTAAAGTCATTACATTACTTACATTGGTCCAAGGTGAACGTTTAAAAGTTGTACTTGTCTTTGTTGAGTTTAGTTCCGATACCTTGCTACAATGCAAAGTTTCATAAGCTCCTGTAGTCGATAAGTAGTGTAAGGTATAAACATCAAATCTTGGACTGCATTTTATTGTATATCTTTTAATTTTGAATGGAGCTAATTCTGAAGATACCTCAGCCATTATATCGTAATATTCAACCCCTACTAAGTAACTTGCATTAATCCCATCAATGCCCTTTTTACCGACATCAATACATACCATATTATTCCGATAATAACCTACACTTGGAGAAGTTAAAGCATTATAGCTATTTGTTATCGTATAAGTATTTAACACCGATCCAGCAGCATTATAAGTTCTTAAATAGATTTTAGGTAAATCAGTTTGACCTTCTAAAACCATCCAATATAAAAAATTACTTCTATTATTAAATGTATAGTCGTCTGCTAAGTCCGATAATAAATTAGGATAATTAATGCTAGGATTTGTATTTAAATCCCATGTGTAATTTTTACTATTATATTTTGAAAATGTAAGCATTTCTAAACTACCATTCCAAACATTATACTCAATATCAGTTCCCGAAGTAATTGTGCCAGGTAATGGCGAACCATAAATCTCACCAATGTTTACTCGTATCTTACGAATACTTGTATTTTGTTGAAAGCCATAAACATTAACAGGTATGTAATTAGTCATTAATAACTCACTAAACTTTGAAGCATCGAATTGAAGCTTACCACTTGGATTAGGTAAGAACTTTTCAGTTACACTATAACCACTTAATAAGTCTGTTACTACAATGTAATATTTGAAGTTAGCTGAAGCTGTTTGAGAACTTGAAGCTACAAACCATTGATTATTATAACAAGGTACATAACCGTAATATAATGCATCCGTTGGTTTACTAAGTATTGTTATCGCCATATCTATTTGTCTTTAAAACTATTTCTATATCTTTTTTCATTGCTAATCTTATATCCGTTGCTAATTTTTCTTGTCTGCCATCTTCTAATACCGAACTTAAAAATTGATTACCTTGATAACCTTTGTTCTTTAATTTTCTACGTACTAAAAAGTCCATTGCTTTTACAGCATCGGCAAACTTCATTTTCTTTAATACTTTTGTTTTACGATTAGTTTTATTTAATCTATTCTGAGTATCAATCCTATCTTCTAAATTACTCTTTTGAAATCCTGGTATTAAGTTACGTGATTTAATCCATTTATCTATTCTTGCATCTTGACTTACTCCCGCTGCCTTTCTTCCACTATCTACAGCTTCCCAATAATCATTTAAGTAAACATTTAATTTAATGCCCTCAGATGAATCTACTATCCTGTATTTAATTGAAGCGCTTAAAGCACTATCACCAGGATTAGATGAACCGCCAGGATATTTACTTTTATACCTTGATGCTTTAGCTTGTAGTTTTTCCGATAAGCTTTTACGCAAATCTTCTACAACCTTAGTACCGAAAGCTTCTAATATTTTTTCAACTTCATTCATTTATACTTTGTGCAAATTGTTCACTCTCCGCTTTATGTTTCATATATTGAATCCGATTTAAAAACCTTGCTATCGACCACTCCATTAGTTCATCTTCTTTAAATGGATCGCCACCTGTAATCGAATCGATTATAAAGTACCAACCATATTCTTTTCTGAAAGATTTAACTCCCTGTTCACTTCCTCCATGTGTATCGCTATCTCCTTCTGAACTTCCTCCAAAGAGTTCAACAAATCCGCTTTCAATTTTTCGGACCTGTTCGAGTAAAAAAAAAGTGTCCCATAGACATCACCCACCTTTCCATAATTATAAATAACATCGGCTATTTCTTCAACGTTATCGGAGTTAAATTTATACTTACTAAATACAGGACACTTAACATATATCAATGCTAATATTTTATGAAGGTTATTAATTACATCGGTTTCATATTGCTTAAGAGCTGTATACTGATTTGTCTTAAAATCTTTCTCATCTTTACAAGCTTTGTATCTCGTACCATCGTGCCAAAACGTATTCTTTAACCTTGTGTTGGGTTTACTATTGATTAGTAGTAATACTTTACTCTTTACTTTTTCAAGTTCGTTAAAAGACATATTCTCATATTCCGATACCGAAATGTCAGTAAAGCTAGAAGCTATCTGAATTATTTTATCAATGTTTTCTAAATCCGAAGTTCGAATGTTCTCGTATTCAATAAACTCCTTTATAGTTAAATTGTTTACATTTGTTGGAATCATATATATATAACGTTTAAAATTTTACTTTTGTTTTCCGAGCCAATGGTTAGGTTATTCAAAGTCCATCCAGTCCGATAACGAACTTAACTTATTCATTGCCAAATATCTAATCGCATCAATAGCGTGGTTATTGTCATCAACTGGATTTTGCATTTTATTTCCATCACGATCAACATCCCAACAATAGTTCCTAAGTTCCTTAATTAAATTAGTGCTATTTTCGGTTACCTTAAAATGAATTTCTTGTAATAAAGATATTGAAGCTCGTATACTATCCGGGCCTTTCTTAGCTGGACTTACTGAAAATCCCCTTCGCCTTAAATCTTCTATTGACTTAGGTTCTGCACTATCAGCTATTATATCTGAATACTCAGAAACTCCGAGTTTAATTAGTTTGTCAATAATATCTGAGTTAGTTAGTTTAGTTTGATATATCAACTCATCAAAGTAATATTGTTGCCCTGACTTATAACAAGCTACTAATGCTGTAGGATCGTTTGAATATCCCCAGTCTAAAGAATAAGCAATCAATTCAGCATCCTTAGGAATGGAAGGAGCAATGGACCAATTCTCAAAGACCGTACCTTGTAAAGTACCTATTTGCCCTAAGCCATAAACCTTATACCAATTCTCCCAATATTTTGATGTCTTAGCTTTCTCTTTTGCTTTCTCAATTTCACGAACTATTGATTTGTCAAGTGCTTCATTATCTAAGTAGGTAAGTATTACCATATCGGAATCAACATCATTAATCAATTCTTTATCTACCCAAAATTCAGAAACAGGATTGTAATCTAAATAAATAAACTTACGAGTTCTTATGGCTAATTGATAGTAAGCCTCCCAAGTTATATTATTACACTCGTTTACAAATAATACATCACGTCTTGCACCTCTTAGTTTGCTTTCACTATCCGCACTAAAGAACTCAATATAAGAACCATTTTGAAACGTATAAATTAAACTTGACTTGTTAAAACTTGCATCATTATACAAACC